GATAGCTCCTTTATCGGGTTGCGATTGCCTTTAGCAGCTCGCGGTATTGGAGCGCCTCCAGCAGTTTCACCGCTGCGTCCGAATCACTCGGTTGAGCGGGTTGCTTTGCAGATTCAGCATCACGCTGTTCAATAATCTGTTTCAGCAGCGCGGATGCAGCGGTTGCATCCTTTCTTGAAAGCCCTGCATCACGCAGTGCCTTCTCGATTACTCTTGGATTGGGTTTGTTGTCCATCCAATATTCAAGTCTTGAGATCTCGGCCTTGGGATTATTGGGGTTCATGACAATTGAAACCTCAGCCAATCCGCCTTTCATGATCTGAAAGAAGCTATCAGGATCATCTGTTGGCTCGCCGTTCTCATCGACCATTTGATATTCATCAGCATAAGCGCCAACAGAAACACCGCCAACCATACGCGGCGATTCTTTCATAATCGTGTACAGATCCGATCCCGCCGTGGTGTTCAGGAAAAGTTTCCCAGTCCCGGTCATGCCTTCGTCGGTAATGTCGAACTTTGACCACTCGCCAACGGGCATCATGTCGCTAGAATGCTGGAAGTACATGGGAAGCGGTCTGCCAGCTTCCATCCAGCTTTCATGCCACATCTCAAAAGCCTCTGGTGTGTAAAAGAATCTGCGCCCGTCCGCGCCTTCTCTTGCGCCCCAGGTTGTCAGAGTTGCCTCGATCTCGCCGGTAGGTTCGCCGGTTGCCTCATCAGCCATACGGCCAAGCTCAACCTTTGCCTCGGTGAAGAATTGAATGTGCTTAGCCATGTATCGGTTCCTTTTCCTTCATTTTCCCATCTTCGGGTCTAGGCTTCGGCTTTCTCTTGTCTGCCTGTTCCTTTAACCGCTTCAAAACATCCTTAAGCATTGCCAGCTCGCCCGGTCTTGCCTACAACCTTAAGATTTCCGCCACCGCCAGTATCCTGTGGCGAGCTGCCGGCAATAGGCTTATCAGAACCAGTGGCAGCAAGCAAAGAATCAGCATCGTCCAGACTGTTAAGCCCCAAATACTCCCGAGCTTCATTCGGCGTAAGAATCCCATTCTTTACCCCTGCAACCGCGTAATTCATCTGATCTAGGGGAGCGCCTTTGAGAAAATCCTGCGTTTGGAACTGAACAAACAAATTTGGATAGCCGGCAAGCAGACTTGTCTTTAACTTCTGCTCAATATTCGTGATGTAGGGCATCATCGTCGACTTATAAAACTCGTCCAACATCGTTTGCGTGTTGTTGTACTTAGACTCAGATACACCAATCATTGCCGGCGGCACACCAAACAAACCGGCGATTCTTGCCATCGTCTGTTTCTTCAGTTCTCGTGCATCTACGTCTTGCAAGGTCAAAGGCTTGATACTTTCGTACATCATACCTTGGTCTAAAAGCATAGACTGCCCAGGCTTAGACAGATCTGAAGGCTGGCTATTAAGCATGTTCGTCCATGCCTCTTTTAGCCTTGCAGCAATCTCTTTGAACTTGCTATCAGGTATCACTTGCTCTGTGCGGAACAAGCCAGAAGGCTTTGCGCCGTTAAGCATGATGAAGTTGGAGTAAAGATCAATGTCTTGGTCTAGCGAGATCAGCTCGACAGCTTGCAAGCGGTTGAAAGACGAAGAACCCTGCCAAGGCTCCGACTTGCAGTGCATAACCTGGAAGTATTTCAGTGGTTCGTCTTTGTTGAAGCCGTAGCTTGAGCTTGTAAGCGTGTAGTAAGGGTATCTATTCTCGGAGATGCGCGGAACGATTAGCGTCGAGTCCAAAACGTAGATTTCAAACGGAATCTGGTTAGGATCGGCCTCGTTTTTGCGCCAAAGTAATACGAAAGTCTCACCCGCCAGCTCATGCCACATCGTGAACTGATACCAGAACTCGTATTGGCTTTGGAAGTTATTCGGCTGTGAAAGAAGGTTAAGAATCGACTTAGCCCGAGTCTTTTCACGCTCGGGAACCGATTCTTCCGTTTGGGTATCGACTAAAGTACCGTCACTCTGCCGAGACATGATCTTGATCGGCAATTGAGACAGCGCCCGAGCCTTAGCGCCCACGCAAGCCATGACTGTGCTATTGCGAGCAAGGGTTGTAATGTCTAAAGAGCGTCCAGCCTCGTTGACAGCAGAGGTGGTTACATAGAGAAGTTGATTAGATCCGTAGCCCTGCCCCTTTCCCCGGAGCATGACGTTGTTGCCCAAAACAGTGTTGCCGAACAACGAATTACTGGAGTTGTCCGCTATTTTCCGACGAAAGATGTCAAATATGCCCATTTTTAGCCTCAAAAGACTCTGAATCCATACGATTCAGATGGTGCGGGATTGTCAAGCGAACAGTGCATCGCAATAATGAGGGCAACGATCCCGTCGACCTTCGCGTGGCGGTCAACTCCGGCCTTTTTGACCTTAATGTTGCCTTGCACATCTGTAAACACTTCACAGTTTCCCAGTTGGTGGCCTAAAAACGGGTTACCATCGTGTTTGATTTTGTGACCAAGAATAAGCCGTTCTACATGCTTGGAAGGGTTAGAAAGTACCGCCATTCCCTGCCCAACTTTTTTAACCGGCATTCCTGCTTCGTATAATCGCGCAACTAGCGCAGCCGCATTATATGCGTCGTAGCCAACCTCACGAACGTCGTATTTCTGGCTTTGTCCCAGAATATACTCCGAAATCTCTCTATCGTCCATCACATTACCTTCGGTGATGTGCAAAATGCCCGAATTGATCGCCTGTCTAAAAATATCCTGGTAGTGAGCCGGCAATAAATCGAAACCGTCTTCAGGCAAAAAGAACTTCCACTCGGCTTCGTAATCATCTTCAGCAAATCGCTTAAGCGTACAAACTGCGTTTAGATCTCGCGTTGCTGCCAAGTCAAAACCGATAAACACGGCCTCGGGTTCTCTATCCGTCAGACCTACAGCTTCATCCCAATGAGAGCGATCCACCCAAGCGGTCTCGGCTGAGACATAGACGTTTAATGTCTTGCAGAGAAACTCATTAAGTGCTGCCGGCTTAATCTTGGCTTCTTCACATCGAGCGGCGATCGCATCGTGTGAGACCGAAATGTTGTGCATCGGGTTGGCCTTATGCCAGACCGTCGGGTCTCGCCAATCGTCGCCAGCATCAAGGGAATACAAAAGCCCGAACCACCTTGGATTGTCAGGAACATCCTGGTGGAGAATGTGCTCCATCACCTGGAGATCCTCGAAAAACTTCGTGTCGCGGGTGAAGCTGGCCGTGGTTATATATAGCCGCAACGGATTCGCTCGCGCTACCATACCCGAATGCAAGACCTCAATCGTATTCCGGTCGATGATCTGCGAAGCCTCGTCAATAATCGCACACGAAGGATTGAGCCCATCACCCGTACGCTTGGTATCCCTGCTGAGCGCTTTGAACACCGATTGCGAGTCGCCATTCTTCACTATCGTGAATTTGCCGGGGATAAAGAGACCAGAGACCTCTCGGGGAAGGGTTTCAATAAATCCCTTAGCGGTAGTGAAAACGATGCTTGCCTGATCTCGATTAGTAGCGACTGTGTAGACCTCTGCGCCAGCATCACCAAAGGCCAGCTCGTAAAGAGCGATCAGAGCGGTAAGCGTTGATTTACCAGCCTTGCGTGGGATGTAAACAATTACGTCTTGCACCATGCGCTTAGACCGATCCCGTTTAAGACGGAAACCGTAGATCGCGCAGATGATGAGGATTTGAAAGGGCTCGAGGTTTACAGGCTGGCCCGCCCATTGCCCTTTTACATGCCGGCAAAGACTCGTGAATTGCAGGAAGTGATTTACCGCGCCAGGATCAAAGACGTATTCCCACTCTTTGTTTTCAAGATGATTTAGAAACCGCTGGCAAGCAAGACGAACGTTTCGGCAAGCGTTGATCTCACCTTTCGCTACCGCTGCCGCGTAAGTAATGCCATCTTCTAATCTCATGTTCCGAATTTAGGACCGGACAGGAATTCGCCCATCTTGCTGCCATCCTCTAGTTTGTTTGCAGCCAGCCTTGAGCGAGGCGTGAGCCCCATTTCGTTCATCAACTTGACTGCGTTTTCCATCGCTTTGTTAGCAAGCGATATATAAGGGTTAGGAGCGTGAGTCTTACCGCCATTAGTCTTGACCACTAGCGGATGCTTGGCTTGCTCTTTCCTTGCGTCAATATAAAGCTGAACCTGATCTGCAAGCATCATCAGCGTGTGGCGGTCTTGGTCTGATCCGATCCCGTAGACGGTAAACAAATAGTCAGCAGTCTCACGAACGAATCGTTCTCGACTAAATAAAGTCGGATCGTCCGCCCACT